TATTAACGGCAATCATCATAATTTTGGGGACAATAATTTATTTTTTTGGAATCGTTCGTTGTTCTTCCGGGAAGATGAACGGAACCAATTATGAGGTTCGATTTATCATTCAATATAATTCAATAAGTTTGGAAGAAATGGAATTGATCGAAAAAGATATCCGTGAACGTTACCGGGAATCTTGCAACATCACCGTGATCATTGATCCGGTTGATCAGATTCCGGAAACGTTCCGCCGGGATAATATCGTTCCGGAAAATTACGGCGAATAATTGGCACGAAATTATTTTTGAAAAATTTACTGGTAACAATTTCAAAACCGGTAAACATTACAACCGGGTGTTATTAAGAATAAAACAAAAACAAAGAATTTGAACCGGAATGATTTTTGCATTTTTTATTGTGAAATGAAAAACACAACACACACACCGGGAGTTAATAAAATGGATCTTGCAATATTTATCATTGATGATGCCGATTTTAACGAATTACAGGGAACCGAATCACAAGTTTATTATGTATTTATTTCGGATGATTTTATGAACGGTGATTATGAAGGTTTTGAAAAATATTCACGCAAATGTTTTTCAGTTGATGCCGCCGTTGAATATGCAACAAAATTATCAAAAATGTTTCCTTCATTTGAATATGTGGGTTTGATGTAATGGCACGAAGAAAAAAACAAGAAATATTAAAAGAAAGATTCAACGTGATCCGTGATCACGTTGATTCACTTGATGATGAAATCAAAATGGATTTATGGCAAATGATATATGATCGTGAAGAAACACATTTGGAATGTTCCGGTTTGAAATATTCGGATGATATTCCGTTGATTGATCGGTTGTGTATTTATCAAGATTGTTGTGAACAATTTGGAATTAAGGTTGATCGTTATTTCAAAATAGTAAAAAATAAAAAATCAATATGAAAAACAATAAAATATTTTATAAGATCAAAATTAAAAACGGATCCCGTGAAATCGGGAAATTCGGTTCATACAATCTTGAAGATCTATTGAACCGGATAAAAAATTTGGATCCGGGATTTACTTTTGAGTGGATCACCGGGAACGGAAATTTCAAAATCAAATTCTAATAATTAAACGGGAAGGAAAAATGGCAAGGAAATTAAATCAAGATCAAAAAGATTTTATCGTTCACTTGATGCAAACGGGAACGGATCAAGATCTAATTGATCACGGTGTTCCGGGTGAATATCTTGTGGATCGTGCAAACCATCATTCAATGATTTATTCCGCATTGGAAATAAACGAATTGAAGAAAATGCAATTGATGGATGAAAAGAAAAAGATAAAAGAGATCCCGGAAGGATGCATTGAATGCACTTGCGGCGGATCCGGATTATATTTTGGAAAAGGATATGTGTTGAATGGTGTGTTTCAAGGATACGTTGGAACGTGTTATCGTTGCGGCGGAAAAGGATATCAAACAAAAGCGGATGTGAAAAGAAACAATTATTATGATAATCGCATCCGTTGTTTTCATTAAATCAAACATCAATAATTAAAAGGGAAGGAATAACAGAATGAAAAAAACCGAATATCGCATTCCAAGTTGCACAAAATGTTTTTCGCCGGAATGCGTTCATCTTAAATCGTTTGATTGGGGTTGCCGCAATTGCGGGAACGTTTTCAAAGGACGTGAACAAGTTATTGCGGATCCTTCAATGTTGCCGGATGAATTCCAAGAATATATTGAAAGGAAAAAATCAACCGTTGGGTTGCCGCATATTCAAACCGCACCAACACAAGTGAAAATGGGTTGGTGGAAATGTGTTTCACCGATTAAGGCAGGTGGCAAGGTTTGGGATCCCGGTGATCTTGTTAAGGTTGTGGATGCCGGTGTGGAAGAATTAACGGGATCAACAACCATCACCATCCAATGGAACGGTGATTTGTTCACAACATATTATAATGTATTTAGAAAATATTTTGTGTGGAATAGTTAATGGCAAGGTTTAAAAAAATATACACCGAAACAAAGGGCGTTGGATTCAATTTTTATTATTCCAAGATCCGGGAAGTTTGGGTGGCATATTCAGTTGATGCACGTTTTGAAAATAAACCAATCTTAAAAGTTCTTGAAGTGGTGAAGAATTATTTGATTGAACACCGGGAAGATCTTTTGAACGTGCGGGAAAATTATCAATTCAAATATCAATATAAAAAACGGAAGGAAACAGATTGTGGAAGAAATTAAAAATTTTATTGAACGTTATCCATTATTGACAAACGGAATGCGGGATGATCTTGCCGCATTCCCGGAAGTTGCAGTTGCAATGATGGAATTATTATCATCCGGGTTTTCCATCAAGATGAATGGAAAAGGTTCCGGAATGTTCGTTGCTAAAAAAAGCAAATATGAATTTCGTGTTCGGTTTGAAGAAAATGAACCGGGTGTTGATTGGGATCCGGATGTGAAAGGTGATTTTCAAAGAACACACCACGTTGTGTTTTGGTTTTATTTTATAAAACCGGCGGGTGAATGGGAAAAAATTATTGAAGGAAAATTGAAGGATTATAATATTTATAATTTTGAAGTTGATCGTGGTGATCTGAAATATGATGAAAAAATAATTGCATCATATTCAAAATCAAGATATGGAACCGGTGAACCGAAATTTTTTATTTCAAGAATTGCGGTTGAAAAGATCCGAAGGGATATTGCGGATTTTAAAAATAAAATTGAAAAAATAATTGATGGGTTTGATGATGAAGAATAAAAAAATAAAATATCAAGATGTTGGTGAATTCATTCGTGGTGAACGTGATGATATTGTTGAAAAAGAATTTCAAACAACGGGTGTTCGCCCGTTGTTTGGAAGATCATATATAAATGCGGATTGTCCATTTTGCAAATTTAGAAACAGAGTTTATTTGTGGAGTTTTGCGGGATCCGGGAAACGTTGTGAATTTTGTGGTGCCGTTTTTGCACACGGGAACAAAGCATATCAATATAAAAGTGAGGTTGGGAAATGAAAATAAAAACAGTTTATGAAAACAAACGTGGTTGCGGATACCGGAAACCGGGCGGATTATATTTAAGATCGGATGCACTTGCGGTGAATTGCGGGTTGTTGCCGGTTCCGTTGGAAGTTTGCACACGTTGCGGATCCGGAATCAAACCATCACGTGGTTTCACGTGGGTTGATGCGGATCTTGTAACATCAAATCATTGCAGGTTGGAACGAACGGATCATTGCAAAAATATTTGTGGTTTAAGATCCATCACCGGGCGTTGCGGTTTATTATGGATCGGTGAAAAGTATTATCCCGCACCGCAAAAGTTTTCAAATGAATGCGGTGCAATGGGTGTTTCCCGGCGGATCAAATCGGTTCCAAACGGTTTTGTGGTTGGGAAAACGTGGGTGTTCGTTGCACACCGGAAATGTATTATGCGGGATTTGGAAGGGAAACAAACACACATTGATGGTGAATTCATTCCGGGAATATTTCAAGCGTTCCAACCGCAACGAATTGAATATGTTGTGAAGGGAACGGAAACGGAAAAAGAATTGGAAGATCTTGTGAAACGTGGGATTGATCTTGTTGATGTTAAACCGGTGAATGATAAACCAAAATTATTTGATGGTGATGAAAATTGAAATCAAGATTAAAAACAAAACGGCATATTCAACAAAGGATTTACGAAAACTAATTTTGGCATCCATAAAATATTTTAATTCTTGGATCGGGCGTTTTGATCCGGTTTATCATTTAACGGTGGAAGTAGTTTATAAAAGATCCGGAACATCCCGGTTGGGATGTGCATATTATAATCAACGTTGGATGCGTTTATATTTGAACCGGCATCCCGGCGTTGATAGGATCAAAACAACACGGGTTGCGCAAACGATCGTTCACGAATTGGAACATTGTATCGGGAAAAAACACAATGAAATGTGTGATAATTATGATCTTTCATTTGCGGATGGAATCACGATTAAATTTAAGATCCCGGAACCATCCGGGAAACTGAAACGTGGATCCATTGAATATTATGAAGATCACATTCAACGTTTGTTGGATCGGAATGAAAAGTGGATGAAAAAATATCACCGGGCAAAAAATGCACTTGGTGATATTAGCAGTATAATAAAATATTATGAAAAACAACTTGCATATAAAAAACAAGTTGATGATGGTGAAATAAAAAATCCCGGCAACGTTGCCGGGAATAAATAATGGATGCAATTGCATTTGAAACATTACTAATATAACTTTGTTATATATCATTGTCAATAGGTAGGAATTTGGGAACAACAAAAAACGGTTATTTAAAACAGGGAATCCGGAAGGTTGATATTGAAGATCTTCCGGATCTTATTGATCTTGATGGAACGGAAATATTGAAGATCCGGGAACGTGCCGGTTTAACAAGAAAAGAATTTGCATATTATGTTGGGATTGAATCACATTCACTTTATATGATCGAATCCGGGAAAAGGAATCCATCCACATCATTAAAAATTTTAATTCACTTTGTAAAAAACGGGATTATAAAATCAAACGGGAAAACTTAAAATGAAAATAATAATTGAAGAACAAGATTTTGATTTTTTAATTAAGGAAATTACGGATGAAATTTATGATGATATGAATTATGCATTAACGGATGATTGTTTTGATCATTCAGATAATGAACTTGCAAAAGTTCTTCATATGCAAAAAATGGAAGTTTTAAAATTGATTGATTCATCCATCAAGAATGTATTGAAAAGAAAAAGTGAAATTAGTGATCGAGAAAATCAATCAATGTATTATGAACAATGCGTGGGGAAGATACAATGAAACTTGTTGAATTGCCGGTGGATGTTAATTTGTTGGCGGATTTTTTTGAATGTGATGTTCGCACGATTCAAAATTGGGTGTTGAAAGGAATGCCGAAAAACAAACAAGGTGAATATCCATTGTTTGCGTGTGTTAAATGGAAACTTGATCAAGATGCACGTGAAATTGAGATCTTAAAAGAGGGCGGCGGGGACGAAACGTTGCGTGAAATGCGTAAACGAAATGTTGAAATGGATTTGAAAATTAAAGAAGAAAAATTGAAATCAATTCGTGGTGAAAAAATTGATATTGAAATGGTGAACGTTGCGTGGAAAAATGAAATGTTGTTGATTAAACAAATGTTGAACGGAATGCCGGGTGTGGCAATGATTAAACTTGAAGGGATGGAAACGGGCGAAGAACGGCGGCAGGTGATCCAAGATCTTGTTGATGATATGTTAAATCAACTTGCGGATCTTGATCCGGTTGCGGATGAAAAAGAGATAATGGAAAATCTTGATGAATATGATATTAAAATGGAATCAAAATCATAAATAAAATGAAGGCAACAAAAATGAGAGATTGGATCGGTTTTCTTTTAGCGGTTGGTGCATACACAACCGGTTTGTTTTATGCGGGTTTTGTTGTTTGGTTGTGGATTGATCATTTATTTGTATGATTGATTATCCGGATACATTGTTGGTGATCATCCGGGAATCCCGGATGATGTTAAAACCGCAACGGCATTTAACGGTGCCGGATTGGGCGGAACAACACCGTGTTCTTCCGGATTATGCCGCAATTACCGGGCGTTGGCGGAATGATATTGTGAATTATTTAATTCAACCAATGTTGGATTATACGGATCCCAAAATTATTTCCATCACGATTGTTGCATCCGCACAGGTGGGGAAAACCGAAATGTTGAACAATATGATAGGATACACCATTGATGTGGATCCGGTATCAATCTTAATAATGCAACCAACCATTGATGCGGCAAGAAAATATTCAAAGGATAAATTGCATCCAATGTTGGATGATACCAAAACATTGAAACGGAAGGTTGCACGGAAACGTTCACGTGATGGTGAATATACAACCTTATATGTTCGTTTCGCCGGTGGGTTTATAATTCTTGTTGGTGCAAATTCCGCCGTTGGTTTACGTGGTGTTTCAATTGCAAAAGTTTTTGTGGATGATATTGATGCCATTGAAAAAGAACGTGGCACAAAAGGAATTAAAGAAGGTGATCCGGTTATCCGGGCGGAAAAAAGGACAAAAACATTTCGTGGTAAACGTAAACACATCAGATCATCCACACCAACAATAAAAGGTGAATCCCGGATTATGGATTTTTATGAAAGATCCAACAAATGCAAACCGTTCATCACTTGCAAACATTGCGGTGGAAAATTTGTGATAAATTTCCGGGATCATATTAAATGGGAAAAAGAAAAAACGGATTTGTTTGGTTTAAAACCAAAGCACAAACCGGAAACGGTTTATCTTGAATGCGAACATTGCAACGGAAGAATGTATGAAAAAGATAAACGTGATTTAATCGCCGGTGTTGAATGGATCCCGGAACATCCGGATCGTAAACAACACACCGGTTATTGGATAAATGAATTGTATTCGCTTTTTTCAACGTGGCAAGAAGTGGTGGAAGAATTTTTGGATGCAAAAAATGATCCGGAAAAATTGGAAGTGTTCACGAATTTAACGTTGGGTGAACCGTTTGAAAAATCCCGTGAATATAAGATGCCGGAAATTAAAGAATTGATTGATCGTTGTGAAGATTATTTGGATCAAGATCATCCAACAATTCCAAATGAAGTTTTAATTATCACGTGTGCAGTGGATGTTCAACCGGATCGTTTGGAAGTTCAAACGGTTGGGTGGGGAATTGGGGAAGAAAGTTTTCAATTAGCTTTTAAAAAATTGTGGGGAGATCCGGACAAACAAGAAGTTTGGGATGAACTTGATAATTTTCTTGAAGTGGTTTATGAACGTGATGATGGAATTCAAATTGGAATTTCCATCACGGGTGTTGATTCGGGCGGCGCAAACACATCATCCGTTTACGCATACACACGTGAACATCAACATCTTGATGTTTATTCGTTAAAAGGGAAGGGCGGAACAGGAAAAGCAATTTTATTGAACAAAACAATGGTGGGTGAATTAAAAGATACAATTTTAATCAACATTGGTGTGGATGGTTGCAAGGAAATTATTTATCGCCGGTTGCGAAATAAAAACCGTTCCGGTGATTATGTAATTCATTTTAATAAAACGTTCACGGATGAAGATTATTTTGATCAATTGATCGGTGAAAAATTCAAACGTGTTTGGAAACCATCAATGGGTGTGGTGTATGAATGGAAACCGAAATCATCACATCAACGTGTGGAAATTTTGGATCTTTGGGTTTATAACTTTGCAATGTTCCGGGCGTTGATGCCAAATTTGGAAGCAACAAAAGAACGTTTTGAAAAAGAACTGAAAAAAGAAAAAGATAAACCGGTTGATGATGTTATTCCACCACCACCACCGGAAGAAAGAAGTGATCGGTTTAAGGGAATCTATTAAATGAAAATATTTGTTCCGAAAAATAAACGAAATCATTTTTGGGAAGATCCGCCGCCGGAATGTGATGTTGAATTTTGGGCGTATAAGGAAAAACCAAAATGTGAACCGGGTGAAAAAATTTTATTTTATTTTGATCATAAAATGGTTGCAACATCACGGGTTGCATATGTTGAACCACCGGGAAGATCTTCCGATTATTCCACCGGTGCGTGGAAGGATCATTGGAAGGTGTTTTGGTATTTATCCGATTTTAAGGATTTAAGATTTGCGGCGGATTCAATGTTCGGATCTTTATTTAACAATTGATGGGTGATAAATGAATTATGGTTTTATAAAATTATTGATGTATAGGGATATTTATTTTGGCGAATCCGTTTTTCAAATTGTGCGATATTACCGGGATGATTTAAGAACGGAAGAAAAAATTGTTCTTGATCAACGTTTTGCGGAAGTGATTTTTGAATTGGGAAAAGAAATTGCGGATCAAAAAGTTTGTGGAAGAATTCAGATTGTAATAAAGAAAGAACACCATCCGCAATTACATTTAATGCGGTGGAAATTTTTTAACACACGTTTTAAAAACAAAACAATTGTAAATCAAATTATTAAAAATATACGGCGGGGTTTATTATGATAATGCCATTGTTAAAAGATCACGATTTTCAAACACCGATTGGTGTTTGTGAATTCAAGCGGAATGGAATTGAAGTAAAATTTTCACCGAATCAGCGAATCACACGGGATGTGTTTTTTAAAATGTTTCCCGGTGCCGGTGTGAGGTTTATAGATACAAAAAAAATTGCGGGTGAAGATTTAATTTTTACCGCATTCATAATTGAATATTCTTTAATTACAAAGGAATTGTGAAATGGAAAAAATAAAAAACCGTGTTTTGAAATTAAAGGAATACCTTAAATTAACATTTGATGGAAGAACTTCCATATTAGGAATGTTAGTTGAAGGGATCAATGAAATCTTTGAAGGTTTTGTGGATCTTGATGAAATACAGGAAAAACAATTTGTTTGGGCTAAAAATAACTTTGGGATACAAAATCCAAACGATATGATTTTCGGGATGATGGAAGAACTTGGTGAACTTTCACACGCAACATTAAAGAACAAACAAAAAATTCGTGGATACGAAAACGAAAAAAAATATATTGAAGAACGTGATGATGCAATCGGTGATCTTGTTATTTATTTAATGAATTATTGTTCGTTGAATCAAATTGATCTTTCAAAAGTAATTGCGAAAACGTGGGAACAAGTTGAAATAAGATCTTGGAAAAATTTCCCGGATAATGCGGATGTGATCGCACCCATTGCGGCGGAGAAAATCGGAGAACACACAGATCAAGAAATGATGAAAGATCAACCGGGCAAATTTGAATCAATGGAAGAATATTATAAAAGATTGTTGCAAGAAAAATATAAATATATTGATGAATTAAAATTTGATATTAGAAATTTGAAAATTGAAGTGCAAAAATTAAGAAATACAATTAACGGGATCATTGCGGGTTCCGATTTTAAATAAACAACCGGGAAGGGATTATGGAACAATTAACATTAAAAATTGAAGTGGTTGAAACCGGGCAACGGTTTGAACTTGTTGCGGATGCATCAAAAGAATATATTGATCAAGTTAAACCGGCGATTCAAACCGGAAAAGAAGATCCGGAAATATTAAAAAGGTTCACCGATAAAATATTTTTTGCATTGACTGATTTGGTGCGTGATGGTGTTCATAAAATCTTGATGATGGAAGAATTCAAAAAGAGAAAAGCAAATTGAATTGGTGCGGTTGGGTTTGGTGGATGTTTGTTGTTTTCCGATCAAGGCAATAAAATAAATTGGATCCAATCGCACATATTAAAATGAAGATCCGGGAAATAAAAAAAGAATTAAAAGAACTTGTTGATGGTTCCATCAATTGGAACAAAGTGAAAATTATGTTGCCGCATTATATCGCAAAATATGCAAAGGAATTTGGATTTTTGGATGAAACAAAATATCGGAATTATTGCATCAAGATTGAATATAAAGAAATGAGATCCCGGGAAATTCCATCAATTGAATGCCGGGAATATTTGGCAAAAAAATATGGAAGATCGGATGAACAAATCCGGACAATCCTTTTCAGATAAATAATTTACAAAATTTTTCTTCCATCCGTTGCCGGGAATTGTTGTGTAATAAAAACCACATTGCAACAATTCCCGGTTTTTTACGAAATTTCCGTTGTGAAATTTTACAAACAAAATTCCCACCAAAAATGATTAAAAATTAAATGGCAAATTTAACCATTGCCGGTATAAATTTATTCGCCGGTGTTGATTGGATTTTTACGGAATCACTTGATGATTATCCGGCAAGTGAATTTGATCTTGTTCCGTTGATCAAAACCGGATCCGAAAGTGCAAAAGATCTTTCATCTTTTGTTACAAAAGATGGGAACGATTTTGATTTTGATGTTCCGGCAATAACAACGAATGGTTATACACCGGGTGAATATTTTGTTCAATATGTTTTTACAAGATTAAGTGATTCAAAAAAGTTTTTGTTGATCCCGGATAAACCTGTGAATGTTAGACCGTTGCTAACATCCGCCGCAGAATATCGCACATATTGGGAACAACAACGTGATCTTTTGAAAACCGCAATTGAAAAATTAAACAATGAAATTGTTATGAGTGCGGAATATATGGGAAGAAAATACACGTTGAGTAATATATCGGAATTACAAAAACGTTTGAACTTTGTTGAATCAAGAATTGCGGATGAACGTGGTGAAAATTTTCAAAATGATGAAAGAATGTTAATTCGTTTCTTTAATCAATAACAATAATAAAAAGGAGAATAAAAAAATGCGTTTCAAAAATTTTTCCAAATCGGTTTTGATTTTCTTTGTTACAATTCTTTTAATGGGATCTTTGTTTGCACAAACGGAAGTGAGAATGAGCCGGGAATATTCCGGTGATGATATGATGTTAAAAATGGATATTGCGGCGGCAGATTTTGACACATTAACAAGTTATGATTCACAATTGTTTTCACTTAGCGGATATCACGGAACGTGGGATGCATATTATGCAAAACAATATGTTTCGGCATCATTGAAACCACGAATCACCACAACATTGCAGGGAACATTTGATGGAACAAATTTTGTTGCGGTTGATACATTGGGAATTGTGAGTGATAGTGTTGAAACATATCAAACGGGAACCATTACAAATAATCCGGGTAAATTATATCCTTATTACAGGATCTTAAACACGGCGGAAACCGGGAATCCAAGTGATGTTGTTTTGGATGTTGATATATTTTTCATTAAAGATTAAAACAAATTAAATGGCATTCTTTAAAAAGAAAAAAGCAAAAACAATTCGCCGGGTTCACGCAAACGTGAATCCGGCACGTTCACGTTCACTTGGTAAACGGCGGATCCGTTTGGTTGATGATGATGATCTTGGTGGTGTATCGTTGAAAGGATTCAATGCGGCAAAACTTGATCGTTTATCTCTTGATTGGTTGGGAACAAAAGAGAATATTAACCGTGAGATCCGGAATGATAAAGAACGTGTGGATGGAAGAACGTATGATGCGCAAAAGAATAATCCATATGTTGCCGCATATTTAAGAAGATATTTAACAAACGTGTTCGGGCATAATGGAATCCGGTTTCAAGCGTTGGCAAGGTTCCCGGATGGTGAATTTGATGATCTTGCAAATGATGTGATTGAACGAAAATTTAAACAATGGTGCAATCCGGAATATTGCACAATGAACGGGCGTTTAACATTTCGCCGTGTTCAATGGGTTGTGGGAACACAAAAAGTTTTGAGTGGTGAATTTTTAATTCGTGTTGTTACCAATGTAAAAAAACAACAAAATCCGTTCGGCATATCTTTGCAAGTTTTAAATCCTAAAAACATTGATACACAATTCAATGAAGATTATAAAAATTCTTTTGTAATCAACGGTGTTCACGTTGATAATTGGGGAAAGATCGTTGGCGTATGGATGAAAACACCAATGTATCCGTTCGGAACCGCAATTGGAAATGAAAGATATTTCATCCCGGCGAATGAAATTATTTATGATTATGATGTTGTTGAGATCAACCAATTGCGTGGAATGAGTTCACTTGCATCCGTGTTGGTAACGTTAAAAGGTGTGGAACGTTGGGATGATGCAAGTTTAATAAATGCCGCCGCCGGTGCATCCACAATGGCATTTTTATATAAAGAAAAAATGGATGCGGATAAATTTCTTGGATCTTCCCGGAACGTGAATTTAAGTGAGGAAGAACAAAAAAAGGTTCAACAAGAACAACAATATGGTGGCAAATATATGGATCTTGCGCCGGGTGTGATGCAAAAAATCCCGTATGGTTGGAAGGTGGATACATTGGATCCAAAATTCCCGGCGGAACAACACGCACCGTTTAACCGCACAATGTTGCGGAAGGTTGCCGCCGCAATCGGAACAAATTACAATCTTGCCGCCGGTGATCTTGAAAATGTAAATTTCAGTTCAATCCGGCAAGGTTCAATTGATGAACGTGATAATTGGAAAATGGAACAATCATTTATTATTGATTCATTCTTAATTCCGTTCGCAAACAAATGGATTGATTGGTGTTTACTTTTTGGTGCGTTGAAACCATTGGACAATTATTCGTTGATTGATAAATATTTACAACACAATTGGATCCCACGTTCATATGAATGGGTAAGACCGAAAGAGGAAGCGGAATCGAAAGAAATAAATGTTCGAAACCGTTTCAAATCGTTGATCCAAGTTGTTAATGAAGATGGTGGTGATATAGAAAAAATATTGAAAGAAGAAAAACGTGTGAAGGATCTTTTAAAAAAATATGATCTTAATGAACCGGAGCCATCCGGATCCCGGAACAACGGAAACGGCAAATCGCACACGCAGGATTTTAAAGACGAATTAGAAAATATTATTCAAGATTATTTAGAGGATAATTAAAATGAAAAATGATAAATCAATTTTAATACCATTGAGTGATTTAATGTTGCGGGAAAATGAAGATCCAAAATTTGATGTTCACAAATTTGATAATTGTTTTTCACGTGCCGTTCCGGTTGTAAACGAATCATTCAATGAAAAGGATCTATCGGTTGATAATATAGTGGCAACCGAATTGCCGGTTCTTGTGTGGGATTGGGTGAAATGGGAACCGGTGCGTGAAGTTCTTTTAATGGAAGGCGCAATGATCCCGGAATCCAAACAGGTGGTTTCATTGAACAATCATTCCCGGTTTACAATTTCGGATGTGATCGGATCCACACGGGAAATTCATTTGGAAAAGAATGTTCGTTTAAGTAAAGATTACACCGGTGATGTTTTAAAAGGAAAATTATTTATTGATAGTGGGGAAGAAAAAATAATTCGGTTGATTCGTGAAAAACATTTAACGGATACATCAATTGGATATCGCACATTTGATAATGAAACCGTGCGGATCCCACCGAACGAAACCGGAATCGTGAACGGGCAGGAAATAAAAAATGATTATGGTGATGGATTTGATCTTGTGATCCGGAAAAAATGGCAATTGTTTGAAAATAGTTTAACACCGGTTGGTGCGGATAAACTTGCAAAATTAAAATCACAAACCGCAAAAGAAAAAAGTGATGATAAGTTTTTTGTTCTTGATGTGAAAGATCAAGATGGAAATCAAATTGATTTTGATGCGGTGGTGGATAATGAAAAAGAAAAACCAAAATTATTTGTAACAATAAACAAACAACAATCAAACGAAAGGAAAAAAGAAATGGAACCGAAAGAAAACGAAAAAGAAGTGAATGAACTTGTTTCAAAAGAACTTCAAAGAAGGGATGGAATTTCAAAAGCGTGTGAACGTTTGCAAGGACAAACAACGGTGGATTTATCAGAATTAAGAAATGAATTTTTGGCGGATAAATCGAAAACGGCATTGGATTTTTTTAATGAAGTAAATGAAAAACATTTGAAGAAACCAACCGAAATTCCGGATCTGAAAGTTGGTATGGATGAAAAAGAAATTCGTGATTATTCCATCCGGAAGGTAATATTGTATTCGTTGGGCGTTTTAAAGGATGGTGATGTTGGCGTTGAACTTGAAGCGGATAAAACATTGAGAAAAAAACTTGGTGCGGATATGGATATGGATTCAAAGAATTCCGTATTGATCCCGGAAGAAATAATGAATCGCCGCCGTGTTTTGAATTTGCGAAAATTGGTTCCAAATGAACTTGATTTATTAACCGGGAAACGTTCGGTGCGTGATCTTGTTGTTGGCACGGATGCATCCGGCGGATACACGGTTCAAGATCAATACATTGCACAATCTTTTATTGATTATCTTGTGAATGCAATGGTGTTCAAAAGTGCGGGTGTTCAGGTGATCACCGGGTTGAAAGGTGATATCCCAATGGTTCGTGAACTTGATGATTTTACATATTATTGGGCGGCGGAAGGATCCGGGATCACACAATCAAATATAACATTCGGTGAAGAACGTGTGGTTCCAAACAAAGGTGGTGCGTTGGCAAAATATTCATATGAATTTTTAAACCAAACATCACTTGCGGTGGAAGCATACATTGAAAGAAGATTGGCGGGTGTGTGCGGACGTGGATTTGATGCGGCAATCGGTTATGGAACCGGATCCGGGCAACCGAAAGGTTTAAAGAATTGGACGGGCGTTGGTGCAACATCCGGTGCCGGATTCAATCGCAAAAAAGCGTTGTCAATGGAAGCGAGTATTGAAACCGCAAATGCGGCGGATCTTGGAACAATGAAATGGTTATCCAAACCGGCGGTTCGTTCCGAATTAAAAGATATTAAAATTGATGCCGGTTCCGGAAGATTTTTATGCAATGATGAAAATGAAATGATCGGATATGATTATTCAAACGTTTCAAATATGTTCACGGCAGGTGATTTGATGTTTGGTGTTTGGAATCAAATTCTTGGAATGTATTGGGATATGCTGCAAATCCGAGCAAATGAATATGATGATGATGCATTTAAAGCGGGTGATGTGTTAGTTCGTGCGTTGCAATTTGTTGATGTGTTTGTTCTTAATCCGGCGGCATTCAACATTGCAACAGACGTTGCACCATAAATAATTATTTTTCATAATTCCTTCCCTACCCGGTGCGGTGGAATCGTGTTTCGGTGCCGGTTCCACCAATCTTTAAAAGGGAAGAAAGAAAGAAGAATGAAATCAACGGGAAGAATTTTTAATTCCACAATAAAAACAACAGGTGAAATAATGAAAAGACAAACAAGTGAAGAATTCAACAAGGTTGAAAAACTGAAATTGACGGCGGATGTGTTCGTTGCCGGAAAAGCAATGAAAGCAGGTGAAACCGTTTCCATAAAAGGAAATGATAAGGTGCAATTACTTGCATCAAACCGTGCCGTTCGTGTTGATGAACCAAAGGAAACAAAAAAATAAATGGCATTGGATTTTTCACATTTATTTGATTCAAACGTGATCACCACATCCGCAACATTAAAAACGGATTCGGGTGATCACGTTGTTAATGGGATGTTCGTGGATGAATTTGAAGCGGCGGAAATTTTGGAAATTGAAATCGAATCATCAAAACCGTTTTTTGAAATGGGGAATGATGATCTTCCGGGTGATGAAAAAGTTGGTGATAAAATAAATGTTTCGGGATTTAGGGAATATAAAATTTTTGATATTCAAAAACTAAGTGAACCAATCACAAGGTTTGTTTTATCTTATGATTCATAATTATGGCATTCAAATTAGATCAAATAAAAACGGATCTTTTGGCGGCATTGGGAACCATCAAAACAACAAACGAATGGGCAACCGGCAAGAACTATTTAACCAACATTGGGAATTTTATTGAAACGTGGGAAGTTCATCCGGTGCCGCAAGAAAACAATGATGAATTCATTCTTGAAGATCCGGTGATTGAAAAGATCCCGGAAGATGAACCAATGGATCATCACAAGTTCGCATATATTTTTTCAATTAAGGCATTTCAGGCAAAAGGGGATTCATCCATTGCGGAAATTAGAAAAATCCGGATGGATCTTGTTCATTGTATCGGGAAATTATCAATCGCATCACTTATAAAATATAAAGATACCGTGTTTGAAATTCCACGTTTGGAAATTCAGGTAAAAGAAGAAAACCGGATCGTTGCCGGTTTGATATGCGTGTTGCGTGTAACGTTTGCGGATGATCCGTTTTTTATGATAGAAGAATTTTAATAAAATAAAAAAGGTGTAAAAATGAAAAAAATATTTTTCTTGATTTGTTTTCTTTTATTATCCGTTGCAACGTTTTCACAAGTTGCGGATGAATATATTTATCTTGAAATTGCGGATGGGGACACGGCAACATCATCCACGTCAAGAATTGAACGGATGGTTTCATTCATTGCCGGTGCCGGGATGGAAGGATCAACCGCACATTTATATTCCGCAATTGATCCGGATTCAACATTTTATCCAATATATTATGATGGATCCATTTATGAAGTTGAATTTGTTCCCGGTGTGGAAGTAAGTTTGCCGCCGTATATTGTTCACGCATTAAAAAAGTTTATTATCATTGATACAAACACGGCACAAACCGGGAACAACGTGTTCCGGATTGGATACGGAACATATAATTAAAACAAAGAAAAAATTATGATTCGCACAATAAAAAATATTTTAATCTTTTCAGTTTTATTTTTTTCAATTGCGGTTGCACAAAATCCGGTTTTATATGTTGGCGGTGATATTCTTGGAAATGTTTATGCCGGTGATTATGATGGTGCAACGGAATATTTTGTGAACCATTCACCAAATGATCTTGATCTTAATGATACTAATAGAGTTTTAACACCAAACAATGATTTTGAGAGTGATGGAGACTCTTATATTAAATGGACAGCCACAGGCAACCACTCATTCGATAGTAGCTCTACAGCACTTACAGGAACGTACTCAGGGATGATTGTTAGTGATACTACGGAAACACCGGTAATTGATGAGGAGTTTACTGCTGGTATTACGGACTGGACTTCTACCAATTCTAGTTCTTATCATTATGATTCAGATTGGAATGGTGTATCTCCCCCAAATGGTGGAGCTTTGTTAGATTCTGTCACGGTTGCATCTTCTCCCTTTGTTGCGTTTAACAACAACATAATTATACAAGAAGGGATTACTTATAAATTGTGGTTTGTTTACTACCTCCCTTCGGCTAATACTTTGGGGGAGGGGATAAAGGCAACAAATAATACAACAGCATTTACGAGTGTACAAATAGTACAAGATGCTTGGACAACTGTTAATACCACCTTTACCGCTACTGAGGATGGTCAACTTAGATTTTATTTATGCACTGATGTCGGTGGCGTCACCGTAACTGTTGGGGATAAATTCTATATTGATAACGTAATCCTTTACCAATACTCAGGCGATGCAGATTCTAACTACGCTTACCTTCCAGCCGCAGACTTCACAGCATTAGAACACGGTAACAAATACACATTCCAAATGGAAGCGCAGAGCGTTGGGGTGAATGGTTCTGATTTGGCGACAAGTTTGGCTAATGGTGGGACTTTTGATTATGAAACATTTACAACAAGCGGGGATAGTGCAAGTTCAGTAATAAACTCAGCCGATTGGGGTGGCGGACACACTAACAATATAGGGGCTTCAAGCATAGGAGATATATATAGAGTGCAATTTACATTAACTCTTAATTCAGGCGAGTTACCTTTTTTGAGGATGACTGATGGCACTACGGGGGTAAGCGGTAATAAGGCAAACGAAGAAGATGCAGTTGATGGATATAATGATGTATATTTCACTATGACTGCCAACACATCTAATACTTATTTCCAATTCAGCACCCTAAATGGCGAAGCTACAAATTTTGTAATTGATGATGTAGATGTTTTTGCTGTAACACCCCCCGACCTAACACTTGCAATAGGAGATAGCTCTTGGACTTTCTCAGATGTTGACCCGACAAGCGGTGGAGAAGTATTGGTTAAAAACTTTGAATGGGATACTACGGGAAACCCTACACCAGACATCAAACTCTACTCATCTCAACCAGACACAATATACATAGACGAGGTAGATATTTCCGAAGCATACGATTGGAGTTGGAACCAATGGGTAAACGTAACAACAACAGGGAATAAATGGTTGGCAACCTTTGATGCGTCTGGGAATTTTGCGCTTGAACTAAGGGCTACTGATTTAATAAGATTTCGTTTGGGTGGCTTCTCCAATACTACTGCCCTAACTTCGGGAAGTTGGCACTTGGTTTCATTGGTTCGAGATGCCGTCGCTGGGACTTGTAGTTTATATGTTGATGGGGTGGCAAAGGTTGGGAGAGATATATCAACCTATGCAAGAAGTCTGTTTGCTATATCCAAAGTAGAATTAAATGGATTAAACGGTGGAACTTTCTTCGAGGGCTACATAGGCGAAACACAAATAGTAAGAGGTTACGCTTTAACAGCCGCAGAGATACTTGCTAATTATAACAATGGAATAAAAGGGAAGCCATTTTCAGATTCTTATTCAGACGGCACTATAATCAGTTGGTGGAAATTTGCAGGAAAAGATAACACCGTATTCCTACAAGATGAACAAGGTAATAATGATTTAACTGGAGTTAATATGGATCAAGAAAATGATCAAGTGAAATTAAAAAAATATAGTGATTAAAATGTTTAAACGTTGGAACCAAATAAAAAATCTTGAAAGAAAATTTGAAAACATCACATTTGTTGTGTTGATGTTGGTGTTGTTTGTTTTTTTATTGAAAATTGGTGCGTTCGATTGGATGTTTTAATTTCGGTTGTCGTGGTGTTCGTGATATTACTTTTAATTAAAATAATTAAATTTTATTTAACTTGCTTTGGTGTGGATCTTGAAGATTGAAAAACGTGATATTGTTTTTGTTCTTGCAACATTTTTTGGAATTGCCATTGCGGGAATGTTAAATGCCGGGATGGATACATTGCGGCACCATTATGATCAATCAATTTTTGCCGAATGGAATTTTCCCGGAAAAGATTATTGGAAAGAAGATTGGAAAAAGAAATGGGAAACGGATCCAATCACCGGTGAATTGTTGTATGATGAAGATGGAAACAGGATCCGCCGGTTTTGGATGAACATCCGGGTGGTTCCGTTTAATCATCCGTTGTGGTTTGATGGTTGGCATATGATAAAAGCGGTGATGGTGGAAATAATAATTTTGATTTTTATATTCCGGTGGTTTTATCGGAAACAATTATTTAAACAAAAGTTGTGGCATTATGTGGTTTCATTCTTGATTTTAAATATCATTTATGCATTGGGATGGAATTTATCATTCAATTATTTTTATGAAACAGGATTTATCAAATAAAAAAAATGCGGCGGTGAATGTGGATGCGGTAACATTGAAAAAAATTTATATTACAATTGCAATCATTGCGGTTGTTTTCGGCGCATTGGGGACGGTTGGCGGAAATTTAATTTATGCCGGAAGGTATGCGCAAAAAATTGATAGTATTGAATTAACATTGAGTGAACACCGGCAAAATGAAAACGTGCATATGCCGTTGAAAGATAAAATTCAATTGTTTTTAACAAGAACCGAATTTGATAATTATGAAAAGCAACATCTTGAATTGCACAAACAATCGTTGCGTGAATTAAATCAAATTGAAGATATGATAAAACGATTAAAATGAAATGGTTGGTGATCATATTATTTTTTTTGATATGCGATAATCCGGATTCATTAAGAACAAAGGATTCAACCGAAACAAAATTAAATTTGATTTATGTGCAACAAAAGGAAATGATCAAACAATTGGATTCTTTAAAAACAATTTTGAAAATTGATTCAACAAAAAGAAAAAAATGAACAACGGCGGGACAAAAGAAAAAGTGAATTGGATCAAGGAAATAAACAAAAATTATGGTTGGATAAAATGGGTTTTGTTTGTTGTTTATTCGGCGGTGTTGGCATTGGGCGGGAATTACATATCATATGTTGATTTGAAAGCAAAGGTTGTATCAATTGAAAAAACGGTTGATTTGATGTATAAAACAAATGAAGATATTAAAAAGCAATTTAATATTGTGATCGAAAGTTTGTTGAACGAATAAGGTTTTTGATCTTGATGGATCAAATAAACAATCATTTATAAACAAAATAAAAAGGTGATGCAATGGGAAATGAAAATGATTTAACATCTTTGGTGGAAAAATTAAAATCAAAAGGATTTGAACCGGTGGAAGTTCACGGTGTGGATGCACCATCATTAAATCTTTTTGGGATTGATCAAACAAAAGATGTTGTGATTTTCGTTTGCACCGGGATATCAAAAGCGGTAAACAAAGAATCGTTTTTGGATCCGGATCTTGGTGTTAAGGCATTCAATGCGATAATGGGAATCAATGAAGTGATGCAGGAATTGAATGATGAAATCACGTTGGAAGAACTTGGTGAACTTAAACAAACCGCAATGGATCACATTGAATTCACGGATGAAACAAAAGCGGCGGCGGAAGATCTTGCGGAAGATCTTGTGGTTCTTGTGGTGGTTGCGTTTTCTTCCGTGTTCAAATATTTGAAAGCTAAAAACGGCGGATCAAATTCCGGAAATTAAGATTTGAAAAAAGCAGTTCAAATATTAAATGATGTTTCAACCATCATCAAAAAATCCCGTGTTGAAAAACGGAACGTTTGGTGGTGGTTGAAAACCGGCGGCGAAACTTTAATTACAACCGCAATTGCATTTGCGCCGGAAATATTGCAATTGTTCCCGGAACATACGTTGGCATTTAAACTTGCATTGCCGATTGGTTTTTTGCTGAAATCAATGAAGATGAAAAAAGATTATCAACGTGATGAATTGCCGGGTGGTTTGACAAAGTTATATGATAAACAATCAAACCAAAAGACGGGAATAAAGGGAAGTTTGAAGTTTGAAAAAGAAATTAAGGAATTATTAAAATCAAAAGGTGTTGATATTAAATGAAAAAATTTGATATTGCATTTGAAGAATTGATGAAATGGGAAGGTGTGGAATCAAATGATCCGGTGGATCCGGGCGGGAAAACAATTTATGGTGTTGCATCAAAATATTGGAAGGATGCATTTTTTGAAATTTATGGTTTGTATAAAAGAGGGCAAATAAATGATGCACTTGCCGCCGCAAAAAGATTTTATCGGGTAAATTTTTGGAATGAATTTTATAATGATTTTAAATATACACCGTTGGCTTATAAATTATTTGATCTTGGTGTGAATATGGGTGTGCGGCGAATAGTTAAGATGTTGCAAAGATCCGTGAACCATCTTTATGGTTGGCGAATATGGAACCGGATCCCAAAGAAATTAAAAGTTGATGGTGCATATGGTATGAAAACACACGAAGCGGTGTTGAAAATTGATCAAGTTTCAATTTATGATGAACTTGTTAAACGTGCGGAAAAATATTATCGTTCATTGAACACGTTTTGGAAATTCGGACGTGGTTGGTTGCGGCGATTGATGAACCGGAAACAATTGGTTGAAAATGTTAAACGTGAAATTGAATTATTGGTTGAATAATAAAAAGGAAAATTAAAATGGGAAAAAAGAAAAAGGAAACGGAAGAATTAAAAGATGGTATGTTGATTGAGATTCAAACACCGGAACACGTTGAAACGATCGGGCAGGGATCACCACCGGATGGGATTGTTCACGTTGATGGTGATAAGAATGAAACGAACAAAATAAAATTTGGTTCGATCGTGAAAGTTAGTGAAGAAAGTTTTGAAAACGGGATCGGTGAATGGGATGCGAAACCGTATCCGATTATAAATATTGATTTAGTCAAAAGATGGAATTTAATTTATAAAATTGTAAACCAATAATTTATCAATCATTAAGAAAGGAAATTTGAAATGAGTAAATATAGTGGAATAAAACTTGTGGAATATGAGGCATCACCGGCAAGTTGGGGTGGAAGTGAAGTTTCATTGGGTAAACCGTTGGCGGATTCGGAAGGTGTTGGATTTGATCCGCAAACGGTTGAAAATTCCGCCGGAAATTTGTTATATGCCGGGAACAAAGATGCACACGCATTTAATATTCCGGATCTTTCAAAGTTCGCCGCATTGGAAACAATAATGAAAGCAGATACGGAAGTGGATGTGCGGATCACGTTTATGGATGATACAACGGAAGTTATTTTAACATATGCGTTGGCAACGGTAAAAAAATTATATGGAAGTGCCGTTGGAAGTCGAAATTCATTTGAAGTTAGATTCACGGGATATTCAACATAAAAATTGAATGATAAGCGGTTTAAGAAAAATATCAATTTATAATCCATCAACCGGCGTAGTCGTGCAATTAAATCACGTTGCGCCGGATGGTGATGTAAAAATCCGTTCGCCGTTGCATATAATGGATCCGGATGGTGAATATGTTTATGATGGTGATGAATCTTATTTTGAATTTGGATTTTATGATCGTTCAAATGCATATGATCAATTGAAAACGTGGATGGATGCGGGAACGGGAATCCGGATCGTGGGAACCGGGATCGAACAAAATTTATTGTGGCGGGAATCGGTTCCAATACTAATTGAAAAGAAAATGAATATGGGTGTGGGGAATAGAAATTTTATTATATGCCGGGTCGCAAAAAAAAGGGGAACACACGATATTAAATTGCTAAGTAATTTGGTAAGAACGGGCGGGAAATGGGTGGATGCGGATGTTGATGAAGAGGTTGATTGTTTAACATTTTCCGGGACGGGATCAAGAACATTTTTTGAAACGGCGGATCCAACATATCAATATATGACGGGCGGCGCATCCGGCGATACAGCAACAACCGGTTTAATTGTTTTCCCGGTTTCCGGTGTTGCGTTATATGCAAAGATGAATCAAAAGGTTCAATCACCATCACAGGTTTGGACGTTATATTTACAAATTTATAATTATTCATCTTTACTATTAACACAGGCAACCGCATCCAGCGTTGATAGTTTACTTTCAATAAATCTTCCGGCAACAACATATCATGTGAGGATCACAATTTCGGTTTCGTTGGGAAACAATGTGAAATTTCATTTGCCGTATCTTGGTGTAAAAAGAAATGATTATTCAAATATAAATTATTAAAGGAAAAATAAAATGCCATCATATGCAAAAAGCGGAATAAAAAAGGTTGCGATTTATGATCCGGCAACCGGAACGGTGGTTCAAATAAATAATTTATCACCGGATGGATCCATTGAAATGCCATCATATAATTCAGAGAATGCCGCCGGAAATTTGTTATATGCCGGGAATGAATGGAATTTTGAATTTGTATCAAATGAACTTGCCGGTTTTTCACAACTTGAAACGTGGATGAAAAACGAAACACCGGTTCGTTTGGTTGTGTTGGGAATTGAAGAACATATTTTATGGTATGAATCAAGTGAAATTTATGTGAAAAAACAATATGGATCCGTTGTTGGGAACAGGAATTCATATTTGGTTGGAATAAGATTCGCCGGTTATACGGACAATATTAAAACCGGGATGAATTTGTTGCACATCATCAATGGTTGGGTTGATGCAAACACGGATGAAGTTGCGGATAATTACACATTAATTGGCGGGAATTTTGATACAAAAGATTTTGATCCGGTAACGTTTGTCCAAAATCTTGGAACATCATCCGCACAAATTGGTGCGGAGTTTAAAAGCGGCGAAATAATTTTTCCAATTGCCGGTGCGGAATTGCAATTGAGTTTCAACAAGGTTTCGTTGGCAAATGAAGGATCCGTGAAACTTGCGGTGGATCAATATTTATATGGTGGGTTTGATTCAACAAACAATGTGGGAATTTCAACGGCATTATTAAATTTTACCACCATTGATAGCTTTTATAAACTTGTTGCACTTTTAATTGATGGATCCACATCAAACGGTTTTGATGTGGAAATGAAATATCCATATTTGGGTGTTCGTTTGGGTGAACATAAAGATATAACATATTGATGGAAACGAAAAACGGTTTCAAGATTTATCAACTTGATGAAATAATGATCTTTGGTAAATATGAACTGGACAAATTAACATTGCATCAAGTGATTATGAAGGATCCGGAATATGTTCAATTTTGTTTGAATCACGTTTCGTGGTTTTTTATAAGTGATGATGCAAAAAGTTGTTTAACAAATAGGTTCAAAGAGATCCGGGAAGATGAAAATTTTAACCGGAATATTGATGAATTTATTTTAAAACGAAAGGGAAAAACAAATGAGTGATGAACAAAAAAAATTCCGGGTTAAATCGGGATCAACAAAAGCGTTTGCGGTGAAGGAATGCACAGGTGCCGTTTATAAAAAGATAAAAATGGCAATTGCAAAATATAATGCAACACCAACAAACCAAAGGGTTGCAATATTAAAAGAGTTCGGAATCGTTGGCGATAATGTGGAAGATCAAAAAAAGAAAATATCAGAATTAAAAAATGAAGAATACGGTGTTGAAAAATATTATGAACAATTGGTGAACATATTATTGATTGATCCGGATGGTGAACTTGAAAAAATAAAATTTGATGATATTATTCTTGGCGAAGTGAATGCGGCAAGTGATTATTTTTTTTCCTTTTTGAAATAGATCAAGAATTATTGAATTCAAAACTTGATGTTTTGAAAAACTTGCCGAAACAACAAAGTGAAGGGAAGAAAACAAAAGCGGATATTTTTCTTGATGAATTCGGAAGAATTAAAAACACAATAATTGGAAACCATATGTGGTTTATTGAATATTTAATTTTGAAATCTTCAACGGGCGTTGAAGATTTTTATTTTATATACAACCACGTGCGGATCGGTGAATTGTGGAAATTTATTTATAAAAAAGTTTTGGATATTAGCAATGGCTAAAAAAGCAAAAGATATCACTTTGAATTTAAACATTGATGGGAAAAGTGCAACCGTAACCATCAAGAACGTTGATCAACTTGTGGCACGTGTGAAAAAACAAACGTTCGGTGTGGGTGTGAACATTGCAAAGTGGGGAACGATCGTTGCCGGTGTGAATCAAGGTGTGGCATTATTACAACGTGGTTTTCACGCAATAAGTACGGCGATAAAACCGTTCACGGAATTTGAAGTTGGTATGCGGAACGTGAATTCCATTATTGGTGAAACCGAACAAGTGATCGGGAATCTTGGAAATGAAGTTTTAATGATTCAAAAGGAGTTGGGCGTAACAAACAAGGATTTAACAAATGCATTGTATCAAACGGTTTCCGCCGGTGTTTCCGCCGGGAATTCAATTGAGTTTTTGACAATTGCAACCAAAAGCGCAAAGGCAGGTTTGGCGGGTGTGGAAGTTGCGGTGGATGGTTTAACAACGGTGGTGAATGCGTGGCACTTGGAACAAAAAGATGTGAACAAGGTTGCGGATATTATGTTTGAAACGGTGAAACGTGGGAAAACAACATTTGATCAAATATCCGGTTCAATTGCAAACGTTGCATCACTTGCCGCCGCATCCGGAATTTCATTTGAAGAAATAAGTGCGGCAATTGCGACAATGACAAAACAAGGTGTTCCCACCGAACAGGCAATGACAAGAATTCAACGTTCAATAATCGGGATGAATGAAGTTCTTGGTGATGGTTGGGCGGATACAATGACATATCAAGAAGGATTGATTGAGATTGAAAAACGTGCCGGTGGATCACAAAATAAATTAAAAGAATTGATGGGACGGGTGGAAGGTGTTAATGCCGTTCTTTCATTAACCGGTGAAAATTCAAAAATGGCGGCGGAAGATCTTGAAGCAATGAACAATTCATTCGGATCAATGGAAGCGGCGTTTCGGGAACAAACGAAATCACTACAATTTGATATTGATCAACTTGGTGAAACAATTCAAGTTCTTGTGATTAAAGCGGTTGAAAGATTCGCACCGGCATTATCCGGGATATTTGGAAACGTTACGGTTGCAATTGATGATTTGATTGATTTAATATCCGTTGATCTTTCGGATCGGATGGAAGAACAAAGAATTGAATTTAATGCGTTGATCGAATTGATCAAGGATCACAACATTCATCAAGATGTGCGGAAACGTGCGGTGGAAGAATTAAATATATCATACAAAGATTATTTGGGAAATCTTGATATTGAAAATGCATCATTGCAGGAAATAAATACGTGGCAACGTGAAGTGAATAAAGCAATGATCGAAAAAATCGAAATCCAGGCGGCGGAAGAATTATATGCGGAAGTGATTAAGAAACAATCGGATGAAATGAAAAATCTTTTTAAATTAAGAATGGCATATAATAAAGCGGAACAACAAGGTGCGTTGGATAATATTGTTCTTGTTGGCGGATCTATTCAAACGGTCGGGCAAATCGGGAATGCAATGATCACAAAATCATTGGGGAATTTGGAAGAATATAAAAAAGAATTTAAAGATTTAATGGAATTTGCGGAAAAAGAGGGAATAAAATTAACGGGTTTATTGACAACACCAACCGTTCCACCGGTAATTCCACCGGGCGGGACACCACCGGGCGGAACACCACCGGGCGGTGAAAAGATCAAACCGGCATTTGAACCACCATTGATTTTTTCACAAGATGTTTTGGATGAACAAACAAAAATGTTTGAAGAAACAATGGAAGATCTTGAAGAAATTTATAATCAAGATCTTGAAACGTGGATGGAAATAAATCAAATGAAATGGGATTTGATGGATGAAGAAAAAGCACGGAAGGAAATGGATTTGTTTGAAGAACAAATGATGTATTCATCACGGGAAGAATTGTTGAATCATTTGGTGAATCAAGAACTTGCCGCCGGGAACACGTTGAATAAATTGCGTGATGCACAAACGAAAGATCAATTTGAGCAATTAAAAAAAGAACATCAAGTTCAACAACAAAAAATTAAATTGATTGAGGGGGAAATTAAAGCACGGGATGATGCAACAAAAAGAATGATTGATGCCGGGCGTTGGCAATATGATGCAAACGTTGCGTTCGGGCGGCAATTGGAAAACATTGTGCGTGATAGGATCAAACAACTAATTGCGGAAGCGGTCGCAACACAACTTGCAAAAGCAATTTCGAGTATTCCGTTCCCGTTTAATATTATTGCGGCACCGGCGGCAGGTTTGGCAGTTCAAGCGTTAATGGAAAAATTAATTCCATCATTTGAGGTTGGCGGCTTGGTATCCGGAAAACGGCATTCACAAGGTGGTGAACTTGTGAATATGGAAGGCGGCGAATTTATTGTGAACCGGGAATCAACAAGAAAAAATATTGAGATCTTGGAAGCGATCAATGCCGGGAAATCATTGAACATTAAATCAATGGGTGATGGATTCGGCGGAATAATCAATGCGATAAATTATCAAACAAAAAGATTGGAAGAAATTGAACGTGTGGTTCGTTTGGATCCGGCGCATCTTGATGAACAATATGAAAATTATCAAAATCAAGTGATTGAAAGATTTTAAAAAATGGCATTTGGTTTAATATATTACACGCAAACGGTTGATCACGATCACGGCGCATATAAAATAAATATTTATCAAAACATTGGGGAAACGGAAGCGGAAGAAATAATGTTGCAAAGTGATATAACATTGGTGCGTGGATCATCATCCGTGAAAAATAAATATGATAATTTGCATTTACCAACATATGTTGAATTCGTTTTGTGGGATGAAAATAAAACAATATATGATTTATTAAAAGATGAAGATGAAACGGAATTCAAAATTGAGGTTGTGAAGGATTCAACAACCATTTTCACGGGTTTCCCATCCGTGATGTTAGATCGAACAAAATTAAATGTTGATAATCCGTTGGTTCGGATCCGTGCATATGATGGTTTGAAAAGATTAAAAGATTTTAAAGCTAAGGAATTAACGTTGGGTGTGCAACCAATGGGTGATGTGTTGATTGAGATCATCAACCAATTGGGATTTGGTTCAACCATTGCACATTATGGGAAGTTAAGGCAGGGAATTGACACCACAAAGGCATCACATTATATTGGATCAATGCGGATCTATGTGGAAGATTATTTGGCAACGGGTGGGATTGATCTTGATTGTTATGAATTATTGATGCATATATGCAAACAACATCATTGGCAAATTTTTCAATTTGAAAATGAATTTATATTAAGGCAAATCGAAACATATGAACACGTTCAATCAATATTATTAAACGGGATTTATTTGGAAAAGATTACATCCGCCGGTGTGTATTCCAACAATAGTGGGAATAAACTTGATATGGATAAAGCGGTTGCACTATCAAATTTTGTTGGTGATCCGTTTACGTTCAAATATGATAAGATTGATCAATTTACCATTAAACATAATTGTTACAATCCGGATGATGTTCCGGCGTTAAAAGAAGAAACCGAACAATTAACGTGGGTAAACGGATTTTTTAAAGAAGGATCCACCGGGTGGACTACAATTAGCGGTTCGCCGGTTTACCGGGAAGATGGTGTTGAGGTTCCATACGGTGCGCAAATTGATCAAACATCCGGCAATCTTTTATCGGGTGAAAAAATAATAATAAAAGTTTCATCAACGGTTGTAAGGATGATTTTATCATTGCCGCAAACAATACAAAATTATTATGATAATAAAATGTGTATGATCAAATATCTTGGTTCATCAACAACTTATTGGTGGAATTTTATTGATCAACGGTGGGATGCATATAATGATAACAGGCATATCAGAGGGGAACCAATGTTGGGATATTATGATGGTGGATATTTGAAACGTTATGATCGGATAACCATTGAAGTTGATATTGATACAACGTTACCGGCGGAAAACGGAAATATTGTGATTCAATTATACGGCGGAAAAGCGGCAACCGGGAATAATTATCCGTTTGAGAAAACGGCATTCCACAATTTCGCATATGTAAGAAAAAAGAATGAAAATGCAAGTGAATATTCATCACCAAATGAATTAAGATATGTTTGCGGCATTGCATCACCGAAACAAAAAAGAACGGAAGAAATTTTATTTGCGGATTACAATCCATATACGGGCGTAACATTATGGAAACGGAATTATGATCCACCATATGATGAATATTTAAAACCGTTGGATGATTATTTCCCGGACGGTGATTTTTTAATTGAAACGTTGGTGAAACGTGCGTTGAAATTTAACAGGAAAACAAAAGGTTTTGATGTTAATATCAAACCGGGTTTTGCGCTGGATTTTATGGATGTGGTGGAAGGGGATTTGGATGGTGATGGAACAACGTGGTTTTTGATAATGTATGAAAAAACGGAATTGATAAAAGATCACAAAAGGTTTGTGATGTTGGAACACAACAATCAATCACCATCAACCACATATCACACGGAATTCGTTTTCCCGGACAATTAAACAATTCATTGAACATTTAATCAAGTTTTGCATAAAGATGCCGGAAATCGCATTTGGGGACGTTACAGAGGGCAAATATCACGTTTATTTGGTTCTTTTTGCATACCACGTTCCGTGAAACAACACGGAATCAAATTTTATTGAATAAATCCCGGCACCAACCGATCTTGTAAAGATCCCGGTGATCTTCCCGGGTACCGAATCATCATTCCAAAATTTTCCCGTGAAGGATCCGGAAGGATCAACGGTTCCATCTATCCAAATAGCTATTTTATCAATCAAGATCCCATTTTCAATTTTCCCGTTTTCCCGGATCTTGATTGTTGCGGATCCCGGCAATGGATCTTGTGAGTGGATAACAAATTCACCGGCAAGTGGATGAACCGGTGGTTCCAAATTAACAACCGGTTGTTCGGTGCAACCGAAAATCAAAATAATTATTACCAAATAAATAATTATGAATGGCATAAATTTTATCAGATAATAAACGGCACTTAAAAAACAATAAAAATGGTGAACCAAAATATCTTTCATTGTTTGTTTCCTTCCAATAATTTATCAGCAATTATTTTTAATGCAACAAGTTGATCCGAAAGTTTCAAATTTTTATCACGTGCGGTTTGGATCTTTTTACCATCATTTGATGATTGGATAATTTCGGCGTTGTGATCAATTTGTTTTTGGATCTTGTATATTTCCCGGAACACGTTTTTCATATCCGGGAATATAATATTTTGCGGATAAACATTCAAGATAATTTTATTATATAACATTGATATATAACATTGATATATTATAACATTGATATATTATAACATTGATATATTATAACATTGATATATTATAACATTGATATATAACATTGATATATTTATAACATTGATATATAACATTGAAACAAAAAAATATTAAAAAATAATTTGTGAATGTTCTTGATTTGTATTAAGTGATCATATATCTTTGAAACGAATCAAATAAAAGTGAAGGAATTATGGAAAAGGATCAAAAAAACCGGGATCTTTCAATTCGCCGCAATTACATCACTATCGTAAAAACAAAATATGGGGAAACGATAAGTTCAATTGATAATCTTCAAATAAAATTTAACACACCTATTGTATCACACAATGAAAGTTTAATAAACGGGATCCGCCGGGAACAAAACATTAACAAACGGAAGGGATAAAAATGGATGTATATTATTCGGCAATTTCCGCCGGTGTGGTGGTTTATTGCCTTTGTGCGTTTTGGTATTTTTTTCAAAAAAACATTTGGGTTCAAAAAAATAAGGAATTAAAAAAAGATTGTTGGCATCAAAACAATGAATCAATTGTGTTTCGTTATATGATAAAAGGTGGTTATTGTTTATATAAAAATAAATTATTCATTGCAACGGAATTTGAAGGTGGTTATGATTCAATCGCCGCATTAACAAACCGGGCGGATCTTGTTGAAAATTTGATGCATCAATTTAAAGTAGTTGATAAAAAAGAAATTGAACGGATAATTAAAAAGTTGAACATCAATTGAAATGGTTTTTGTTCATATCGTTCACAACAATTATTTATTCGCAAGGGATTGAATTAAAAATCAATGAACCGGAACGGTGGTTTGAAAACGAACACATTATTCCGGTTTTTTCATTATCGCATTCGGTTGTTTCCGGATTTAGTGCATTCCATCAAATGCGTGATCGGCATTTTTACAAAACAGGAAATCAAGAATTGAAAAAACATCACAACCGGATGTGGCATATCACGGGCGGGATTGAATTATCATTATCAATTGGGTTTGGGATTTTTTCCGGTTTGAAGAATAAGGAAAACATTTATGGATACATTAAAGATGTTTTATTGTTTTCCGGGATCCGGTGGTTCGTGCGTGATGGTGTTTATAATTTATTAAATGGGAATGCGTGGTTTTATCAATCACCAAACACAACGGCAATTCTTGATCCGTTGGGAACGTGGTATGTAAAAACAATTTATTTAATGGGTGTGATCATTATTTATTATTTATTATAAGGTGGAACAATGGATGAAGATTTAAAAAAACTTGAAAAAACAAAAATTGATCTTGCGGTTGATGAATTTGCAAAAGAAATGAAAAGGCGTTTATATATGAAAATTGAAAAAGGATATTTGGGATGGAATGATCCGAGATCTTCCGAAAAAATCGAACGGGATTTGCGTGGTGATTTTAATCAAGATTTGAAAAATTTTCGTGAAACGGATATTGCGGCACGTGCAATGTTTTTATTTTTTATAAATAGAAACATAAAATTTTGATGAATACAATTGAAGAAATAAAAGAACGAATTACAATTGAAATGTTGTGTTCAAAAGCAGGTTTGGAAATAAATAAATCCGGGTTTGTAAAATCACCAACACGAAATGAAAAGAATGCATCCGTGAAAATTTATTCAAGAACAAATTCGTTTTATGATTATGGATCATCCACCGGCGGATCGGTTGTTGATTTTTATATGTTAATATACAACGTTGATTTGCAAACGGCGTTGCGGGATCTTTCACAACTTGCCGGGTTGGATCTTTCAAGCGGTGATTATAAGATCAAACCAAACGATTATGCGGAAAAGAAATTGGAAGATGAAAAAAAGAATTTGATGGATTGTTTAACAACGGATGAAAGATATGAATTTGATGAACGTTCCGGGATGGGTGAAACATTTGAAAACATTATTTTGGGAATAAAGAAACAAAGGATTGAACAAAATGCGGAAGTGATGGTTGATCTTAGGTATCATTGTTTAACAAATTACAGGGATGAAAGATTTTTTAAATATCTTGAATCAAGATGCATTGAAAGGGAAACGATTGAAAGTTTCGATTTGTTTTTTATCGGTGATTACAAAAAGGTTTCGGAATTTTTGCGTGATAAATATTCAATTGAAAGATTAAAGCGTTCCGGATTATTTAACGAAAAGGGGAATTTGATTTTTTACAATCACCGGTTGATCATTCCGTATAAATACAAAAAGAAAATTGTTTATATGCGTGGAAGATATTTTGATCAAGATTACAAAACACAAACGGATCAAAATAAATATCTTGGTTTAAGGAATGATGAATTCGGCATTAACACACCGAAACGGTTTTTTAATGTTGATATATTAGATGAAATTGAATGTGAACGGGTGTTCATCACGGAAGGTGAATTTGATGCAATGGTTGTTTGTCAATCGGGAAAAAACGGGATTGGAATTCCGGGTGTGGGGAACATACCACGAACATCACAATTAAAATTGTTGAAAAATAAAATGGCAATCATCATTGCGGATAATGATGATGCCGGGATGAAATTTAAGAATGAACTAAAAGAAAAATTCAACCGGTTAGATATTGCAAATGGCTTTTTAGATTTTTCCGGGAAGGATATAAACCAAAAAATAATGGATGTATATAATGGATAAAAAAGAACAAAAGAAAAAAGAAATTGATCAAATTTTTGAAAACGTTATTGATCAAACGGAACCAAAATTATTGGGCGGAATGAAAAATTCGGAAGTGCGAAAAGTTCTTGATCAGTTGAAACAATTGGTTGATGTGCGGCGGAACGTGATCACGTTTAAGATTGAATTGAAGTTTAAAGAAGAAAAAGAATTTAGGAAAATAAGAAATTGGGATTTGAAAACATTGAACACGATCATCCGTTCACGCAAGGGATTGAGTAAATGCACAAAAGATAAAATTGATGATATTTTATGTTCACCATATATGGCGATAAATTATGATCCAATGCACGAATATTTAATGGGTTTACCAAAGTGGGATGGAACAACACCGTTCATTGAAAAATATTTGGAACAAATTGAACTTGATGATGAAAGCAATCGTGAACATCTTATTGATTCATTCAAACGTTGGATGGTTGGTATGGTTGCATCATTTGCGAATCCAAAGATCGTGAATCAATTATGTTTTATCTTAACAGGTAAACAAGGACGTTTGAAAACAACATTTTTGAATAATCTTGTTCCGGAAGAATACCAAACGGATTATCTTTACAACGGGATTTATCAAACACGGGACAAAGAACACGAAACATTTTTGGGAATTAAATGGCTTATAAATCTTGATGAACTTGCAACGTTGAACCGTTCGGATATTGAAAGTTTGAAATCAAGATTATCACAATCACAAATTGAAGTTCGCCGCCCGTTTGAACGGCATCCGGAAAATTTTATTCGCCGGGCAACATTTTGCGGATCAATAAATGGTGATGAATTTTTGACTGATTTAACGGGCAACCGGCGTTTTCTTGTTTTCAAAGTTGAAAACATAAAATTCAATGATGCCATTGATATAAAAAATGTTTACTCACAGGCATTGGGATTGTATAAAGCAGGATTTAAATATTGGTTTGATACGGATGAAATTGAATTGATTGAATCACACAATGATCCGTTCCGGAAAAGAACATTGATTGAAGAATATATAATGCGGATGTGGGAAAAACCAACACCGGAAGAAATTGAGGAAAAAGATCCGTTTGTTCAATATTTATCATCAAGTGATATAATGGCAAAGATCAATGAAAAATATCCAAGATTAAATGCAAACAACACATATGTTAATGATATTGGGAAGGTTTTAAGCGCAAATGAGTTCCGGCAAAAGTTCATTAAAATAAGAGGTTATAAATCAAACAAACGTGCGTGGATCGTAAAGAAAATCCTTTTGGATGATGATCCACAAATTGATTATGGTGAAAAAGGTGCGGAAAATGATGAAAATATTATCTAAGTTCACACGTTCACACGTTCACGGGTGTGTTTCTATTCCACACACCTTAGAGTATATAATATCTAATATTAGGTGTGAACTGTGAATATATTTATATAAATGTATTATTTATAATAATTTAGGTTGGTTCACAGGTTGGTTCACACGTGGTTCACACGTGGGATGGTGTGAACCAATAAGAAAGAAGATCAAATGAGTATAATATTAGCCATTTTGAATTACAGGAATCAAGAAATGCGGCGTTTGGCAAAGATCATTGAAACATCCGCCGTTGGTGCGTTGAATCGTGCCGGGAAAAGTGCGGCATCAAATGTTTCAAAAGAAATAAGGAAACAATATACAATCAAGAAAAAAGATCTTGATCAAAAAGTAAAAACAACAAAGGGCAGTTTGAAGAATCCGGAATTTGTTGTTGAGATCCCGGCAAGGGGAATATCATTGTTTGAATTCGGATCACCAAAACAATTTGGTAAACCGGCACCAACCAAACCGGGAGTGAAAAGAAGAAAAAGAAGAAAAAGCAAAAATGCGGGTGTGAAAGTAACGGTGATCAAACGGCGGCGGCAATTGTTTGCGGATGCGTTCATTGCATCAATGCAATATGGAACCGGCATATTCAAAAGAAGATCATCCAAACGTGGTGATGTGAAATTGTTATATGGAACACAGGCGGCGCAATTGTTTGGATCCGATCAATCGGTTCAATTGTTTGCGGATGTGGCGGCGGATAGATTTGCAAAAGATTTTTTCAATAATGTTGAACGAAAGTTGAATTAAAATTATTGCACCGGGTGCAATGTGGCAAATATAAAATTGAACTTTTTTATGGAAGCGGGAAACGGCTACGCAATCGGCTTGAACCGCAAGTTAGCTTGCAAGGAGCGGACAATGAAAAGTAAATATAAATACATACACTTT